CTGTATATGAAACTTATAGAATGCGTAAACTAGCCGGCATGTCTGAGCAAAGTGCTGCTCCATATAATCCGGACGGAGAGTCAGCTCCCCCTCCAAAAGGTAAAGATGGCAAGTATCCTATTGTAACGTCCGGTCCTAACAAAGGCAAGCGTTGGAGTCCGCAAACACCAGGCCCTACTAATCCAGAATTTGGATCTACAAAAACAAGACGCCATGCTGTTATGCCTAGTAGAACCTATGAAGTTCCGGGTGGCCCAGGATTTACACCTGAAAAAGCCCAATTAGATCCTAGATATAAAACTGATCCCGCATTTAAACGCGAGGTAGATATGGCTCTTCAAATCGGCAATAGAAAAATGCAGGAAACACTTCAGGGCAAGCAGTCAAAATCAGATATAGACAGAATAGCACAGTTGGCAGGACTGCGGTTGGTAAAGTAACCACTTTAATACAGCCTAAAAGGTTGTAGTCATAAATAAAAACGCATACAATACAATGTATGCGTTTTTTGTTGATAGGTTTCAACAGATAAAGGCAAATACACAAAGGCTAATATAGGAGAACAATTATGGCAACTTTGGCTGAAATTCGTGCAAAATTAAAGGAACAAGAGGCGCGCTCAACAGGCGACGGTAACAGAACAGGTGGAGATAATTCCATTTATCCGTTCTGGAACTTAAAGGAAGGTTCCGAATCCACAGTCCGTTTTCTTCCTGACGGAAATCCCGACAACACATTTTTCTGGGTAGAACGTGCAATGATTAAATTGCCGTTCGCTGGTATTATGGGCGAAACTGACAGTAGGTCGGTTATTGTACAGGTGCCCTGCATGGAGATGTATGGCGAGACCTGTCCCATTCTTTCTGAGGTTCGTCCATGGTTCAAAGATCCTAGTCTTGAAGCACAAGGTAAGAAGTATTGGAAGAAACGCAGTTATATCTTTCAAGGTTTCGTCGTAGAAGACGGTTTGAAGGAAGAAAATAATCCAGAAAATCCTATCCGTAGATTTATCATTGGTCCACAGATCTTTCAATTGATCCGCGGTGCATTAATGGATCCGGAAATGGAGGATCTTCCAACTGACACATTACATGGTGTTGACTTCCGTCTAATCAAGACTAGCAAGGGAGGTTATGCTGACTATTCAACTAGTGCATGGAAGCGTAGAGAACGTCCTCTTAGTGATGAGGAACAGACTGCTGTGAAGACGCATAAGCTGTTTAATCTTAAAGACTATCTGCCGAAGAAACCGGGAGATGTTGAGGTCAAAGTTATAAAGGAAATGTTTGAAGCGTCTGTAGATGGTGAGCCGTTTAATATGGAACGCTGGGGACAATATTTCAAGCCGGCAGGAATGGGTTCAGCCACAGGTGATCCTAACAGCGTCAAAAAGCCTACCAATTTAGATGATGAATATGACGTAGAATCTACAGTTGTTAGCAAGCCTGTGTCTCGGGCGACTGCTGAAGATAAGAAACCGTCCGGTGACGGCTCTTCTAAAGCCAATGACATTTTGGCTATGATTCGCAATCGCAAGCAAAACGCTTAATCGTAAGGGGCCTTGCGCCCCTTACTAAATTATATTTAAGGAGACACTATGGCAACTAAAGCCTTTGACTTATCAAAATTCCGCAAGACGCTGACAAAGAACATTGACGGACTAGGTGTTGGTTTCAATGACCCAACCGATTGGGTTTCGACTGGAAACTATGCACTAAATTATCTTATCAGTGGAGACTTTAAACAAGGTATTCCTTTAGGTAAAGTCACTGTATTCGCCGGCGAATCTGGCGCCGGAAAGAGTTATATTTGTTCCGGTAATCTTGTAAAGAATGCCCAAGAACAAGGCATATACGTTGTGCTTATTGATTCAGAAAACGCCCTTGATCAAGCATGGCTTGAAGCATTAGGCGTAGATTGTTCAGAAGATAAATTACTGAAACTCAACATGGCCATGATTGACGATGTTGCTAAAACTATTGTTGAGTTTATGAAAGAATACAAAGCTATGGCAGATCGTCCAAAGGTTCTGTTTGTTATTGATTCGTTGGGTATGTTACTTACTCCAACCGATATAAATCAATTCGAAGCCGGAGACCTTAAAGGCGACATGGGTCGCAAGCCCAAGGCACTGACGGCATTGGTTCGTAACTGTGTTAACATGTTTGGTAGTTATAATGTTGGTTTGGTTGCTACTAATCACACATACGCTAGTCAGGATATGTTTGATCCAGATGATAAGATTTCAGGCGGCCAAGGCTTTATCTATGCAAGTTCGATCGTAGTTGCGATGAAGAAACTGAAACTTAAAGAGGATGAAGACGGAAATAAAATTTCAGAAGTACGCGGCATTCGTGCTGCTTGTAAAGTCATGAAGACTCGTTACGCGAAACCTTTTGAGAGTGTACAGGTCAAGATTCCGTATGCCACTGGCATGAATCCGTACAGTGGATTAGTCGATCTTTTTGAAGCAAAAAATATTTTACAAAAAGATGGTAATAGGCTGAAATTAATTTCTTCTAACGGTGAAGAACACAAATACTACAGAAAAGAATGGGAACGCAATGACAATGGCTGTTTGGACATAGTGATGGCAGATTATCTCAATTTATCAAAAAATATCGTTGTGAATGAAACAGAAGAAATAGTAGAACAATGAAAAAAATAGGTAATTGGTGGGCTCCTGATAACACTATCATTACTGCTGATATGATAGAGCAAGAAACCTTTACCTGCTTGCCCATATTAGAAAAAGCCTATGTCTATGTCAAACGTTTTGAACGAGCAATAGATGTAGGTACTTGGATTGGAGATTCTACAACTAGTATTTCAAAGAAATTTAATACGGTTGTTGCATTTGAAGCAAACACAGAAATTTATAAATGTTGTGAAGAAAATCTTAAAGATCGTGGAATAACCAATGTAGATCTACGCAATGTTGGGTTAAGCAACACAGCTGGCACAAAAACATTCTATAATGGTAATAGTCATTTTAGTGGTTGGATATCGGACAAGTATCCTGACACTGTAAAAACAGTATCAAATATTTTGAAAATAGAAGCTGCACCGTTAGATGACTTTAATTTTATTGGCATCGATTTTATTAAAATCGATGTAGATAGTCATGAAGGATTTTTACTACAAGGTGCCCAAGCATTTTTACGGAATAATTCACCTGTGATATTAATAGAAAATAAAGAACGTATTCATGCAGAGCGGCAACCTGAAGATCGACCAAATGTGAATACATTGTTAAATAGTTTAGGCTATATAATGGTTGAAAAGGTAGCTAAAGCGGATTTTATTTTCATTAAACAACTTTGAAAAACGGAGAATTTACACTACTATGGTTGATACACAAATTGCAGATATTTGGTTGTTATTTAAAGAATACATAGATAAAAAAACACTAGATACCGTTGCAGATCGTTATGTTGAACTGTTAGCAGATTACGGTATTTCTGATAAAGTGCTTGAAGGTGCCACAGGCCACGACGATATCTTAGATAAGGCTATTGAATATTATCTTGACGAAACCGAAGAAGAAGAGGAAGGATATGAGGAAGATAATTGGGACTATGATTCTAAAGATGAATGATTTATGAACTGGTATTCTAAAATAAGTAAAGATATTTCACATATTCCAGATGCTGTTGAATACTATGAAAAAGAATTGGCAGAGGCTAGACTAGAATGCCGTATATTTGGGAATATAGAAAAGGCCACTGCTAGTATGCCGGGAGTGGTAGAACAACGATTTAATCAGTTGCAAGAAATTGAAGCAATTTTAGAGTATCTAAACATAGAATGCCGCAGACTGAAAAGCCAACATTTTAGAAAGTATTTAGAAAATTATCAAAGAGCACTAAGTTCTAGAGACTGTGATAGATATGTAGAAGGCGAGTCAGATGTTGTTGATTTTGAGAAAATCATCAACGAATTTGCGCTTTTACGCAATAAATGGCTAGGCATTACCAAAGCCCTGGATCAAAAACAATGGCAGTTAACCAACATCGTTAAACTCAGGGTCGCAGGAATGGAAGATGCCTCGTTGTAAATATAACTATGAAAATAGTTTTAGTAACAGGTGGGTTCGATCCCATTCATAGCGGGCACATACGTTATTTAGAAGCGGCATGTAGCTTAGGAGATAAGTTAATTGTAGGACTTAATAGCGATAAATGGTTGTCCCAAAAAAAGGGTAGACCATTTATGCTCTGGGGCGAACGTTCTACTGTGTTGTCTAATTTAAAATTTGTAGACAGAGTTATAGATTTTAATGATGATGACGGTACAGCGATAGATGCCATTCGCATACTACGGCAACTGCATCCATCTGCCACTGTGATATTTGCCAATGGAGGCGATAGAACAAACTCCAACGTGCCGGAAATGTCTTTGCAGGATCCTAAGGTAGAATTTATATTTGGAGTTGGTGGGTTTGATAAAGTTAATTCTAGTTCATGGATCTTGGATGACTGGAAGAAACCAAAAACATCAAGGACATGGGGCTATTATAGAGTTCTGCATGAAGTAGAATCACATGTAAAACTAAAAGAATTAACCGTTCTTCCAAAAACCTGTTTAAGTATGCAACGTCATCAACACCGAAGTGAATTTTGGTTTGTTGCACAAGGCGAAGCGGCAGTCTATACATTAGACTCCTCAAGTGACCATGATTTAGTTGGTCATTATACAAAATACCAGTCAATTTTCATAAACAAACAACAATGGCATATGTTATGTAATGAAACTGATCAACCGTTGAAAATTGTAGAAATTCAATACGGCGATGATTGTGTAGAAGAAGATATCGAGCGGCAATGACAAAGTGGTTATTTCTCAGCAAAAACGCTACAGATCCAGTCATAAATTTGTTTGCGGCTGGTTGTAGACAACCTGTGATAAACACAGAAGTTTTTAAATACACTCCTGGTCCTTATCCTATAGTTTTGCGTGGCATAATGAAACATAAAGTTATTAAGCAATGCTGGAGTGACAACCGTACTTTTTATTACGTAGACACAGGGTACTTCGGAAATGAAAAAACCATCACTAACCCACGAGGTTGGAAACTTTATCATAGAATAGTGAAAAACAATCTCCAACATGGAGAGATTATTGCACGGCCCGATGATCGATGGAATAAACTAGGCAAAACGATTGCACCATGGAAAAAGCACGGAAGAAAAATCCTTGTTGCTAAACCTGATATAAAACCTTGTGTCTTTTATGGTATTGATCTTGAACAATGGGTCAGTAACACTGTTGAAACTATAAAACAGTATACGGATAGACCCGTCGTGGTAAGAGAACGTGCCCCTAAGAGAGAGGATAGAATTACTACAGATACTTTAGAATCTGCATTGATGGATGATGTGTTTGCACTGGTCACTTACAATTCTATTGCTGCTACGGAATCGGTATTACTTGGTATCCCAGCTTTTACATTGGCCGCGGCAAATGCTGCTAGCCCTGTCTGTAGCAACGATTTATCTAAAATAGATAATCCATATTATCCAGATGATCAAAAAAAACATGCATGGGCATGCCATTTGTCCTATGGACAGTTTCATCTATCTGAATTAAGAGATGGTTCGGCTCATGCTAAGTTGGAACAATGGTATGGATGAAGAATTAGAAAAAGCAAATAACCCTATAAGAGTTTACGTTGGATGGGACAGTAGAGAGGATATTGCCTATCAAGTTTGTAAATTCAGTATAGAAACAAGAAGTCATAATGTAGAAGTTTTGCCTTTAAGACTGGATCACCTTACCGAGTTAGGCCATTACGGTAGAGCAAAGGATACGCTTGGATCAACGGAATTTACATTTACTAGATTCCTAGTGCCAAAGTTAGAAAATTATAAGGGCTGGGCAATATTTTGTGATTGTGATATATTGTGGAAAATAGGAGTTGAAGAACTGGTAGAATTATTTGATGATAGGTATGCAGTCATGGTTGTGAAACATGATTATCAACCTACAAGATCGGTTAAGATGGATGATAAGCAGCAGTATCTCTATCCGAGGAAAAATTGGTCATCTGTGATTTTATGGAACTGCGGTCATCCAAGCAATAAACAATTAACTAAAAGCGTCGTTGATACTGCGACCGGCGAATACCTGCACAGATTCCAATGGCTGCATGATGATGAGATTGGTGAATTGAATTGTGAATATAACTGGTTAGTCAACTGGTATAAGGAACCAGAAAATGGTTCGCCGAAACTTATTCATTACACTGAAGGAGGTCCCTGGTTTAAAAATTATGAGCATTGCGAGTATGGGGCACTATGGGAAAGAGAAAAATTTGCATATTTTGATGCATTAAATAAAACACTAGAAATAAAAGAAATAAATCCTTACGCCAATCTTCCACAAGACATAAAAGATGTAATTGATAATGTATTAAAATATAGAATCGATCCACACGGAGAATTTTATAATGTAAATTTTCAAGAGTTAATGAGGAGTGTGAAAGTGTTAGATAATAAAAATGTTTATGCTGTCGATGGTGCAAGAGATCCGCAAGATCCTAAATTTAACACTAGCCCCTATGATGGTTTTTTAAAATCCTTTATCATGGGCAGTGGTGGACAGATAACTCATTATGAAAAAGTATCAAAAAGCACTACCCCAGTAGTATTTCGAGGCATCACAAAAAGCAAACACATGCGGATCTGCCAAGAGAAAGGCAGGACTTTTTATTACATAGATACTGGTTATTTTGGCAATGCAAGGAAGAAATTATACCATCGCATAACAAAAAATGCCATGCAAAATGTAGGACCTATTATCCATAGACCCAGAGACAGACTCGCTGCTACCGGCCTGCAACTGAAAAAATTTAGGCCTGGAAGAAATATACTAGTGTGTCCGCCAAGTGCAAAGGCAATGTCTTGCTTTGGACTTGATTTACAAGAATGGTTACAGACAATTATCGTTGAAATTAAAAAACATACCGATCGACCAATAATAATCAGAGAAAAAGGCAGTAGACGTGAACGCACAGCCATTGACACCATGGAAATGGCACTTGAACGTAATATACATTGCCTTGTTACTTACAATAGCATTGCTGCCACAGAAGCTATACTGTTAGGCAAACCTGCTTTTACACTCGGTCCAAATGCAGCCAGTGCTGTTTCTAGCAATGACCTAGTAAGGATAGATGATCCATATATACCTTCACTAGACGAAGTAGAAGAGTGGGCCGCACATCTTGCATATGCACAATTTACTGAAGCAGAAATGACTAACGGCACTGCTTGGCGTATATTAAATGAAAATCAATGACGTAATAGTTTATCTCAGCTCTATACACGCTCAAAAGCCTGGCCGGAAAATAGATGCCTTGAATTCTTTTGCTGAAGGTGCCATCCGATGTGGTGCCAGCGTACATGTTGAAACTAGCTACAACTATAGGCCAAGCAAACTGGCGGTAATACTTGGTTGGGCCAGTCCGCAGACACATGCTCTCAATATCAAACTAAGGGCGGAAATAATTAGGCGTCAAAAAGAATCCGGTAACCATGTAATGAGTGTGGATGCTAATTGTTTTAAGTTTGCAGATGCCGAAAGTTTATACTTACGTTACAGTTTAAATGACGTGCAGTATGACCTTGGTGAATATGCTAATAAAAATTCAGACAGCACAAGATGGTCGAAATTATCTAGAGATTTAAGCATTGACATAAGAACTTGGCGTAACCATGGCAATTATATTTTATTTTTAATGCAACGAGACGGCGGTTGGAGCATGAAAGGACTTAAACCACTTGAATGGGCTAGAGAAAAAATACAAAAAGTAAGAGAAATCACTGATATGCCAATAGTATTACGGCCACATCCAGGTGCAGTCAGTAATCTACGTTCGTTAGTAGGTGAAAATATTACAATCAGTGACAGCCTAAGAAGACCATTGATGAAAGACCTAAAACACGCTAAATGTGCCTTTGTTTTCAACAGTAGCAGTGGTGTTGCAAGTATTTTACATGGGGTACCATTGTTTGCAGATGACAGTAGTAGTGTATGTTGGGAGGTT